CAAAACAATTCTACGTTCTGCAAATATTCCAAATATTGATTTGATCCTTCCTAAAAAGCCACAACCAAAACCACTTGATCCGGTATCTGATATTTTAGCTGCATCTAAAGGTTTAGCAATTCGAGCTTTTCCGGGTCAAGATCATGAAGCTCATATCAAAGTAAAGATGGCTTATATGCAAGACCCAGTAAATGGTGCCAATCCAATCATGCAACGGATTACTCCAATTCTAGCTGCTAATATTCAAGAGCATTCAGTTCTTAAATATCAAGAACAACTGAATGGTGTAACCCGTCAACTTCTGCAAGGTCAAGAGAATGTTGATCCTCGTGTCGTAGAACAGATTATGGCTCAAGCTGCACAGCAAGTATTGGTAGCAAATCAACAAGCAGCTAAAGCTCCACCATCTCCAGAAGAACAAATGGTTATGATGGAAGGTCGTAGATTGGATATTGAAGAGCGTAAACTTCAATCTCAAATGGCAAAGGAAAATGCAGCAAGTATTATCAAGACTCGTGAGCTTGATCTAAAAGAAAAGGAACTTGCTCTAGAAGCCTATGTAGAAGGTGCTTCCAATCTTCTCAATCGAGAAGAAAAAGCTAAGGATCGTCAACTAAAGCAAACTCAGGATGCACTAAAAATTCTTGCAGAGTTGTCTAAAACAACGGATAATGAAAATCTACAGAAGGGAATGGCAGTTCTAAAACTATTAGAACAGCAAATGAAAGAAACGAATAAAGTCAATATTGAACAAATTAAAAAAGGAGATTAATTAAATGTCATTTACATACAAATCAAATGGTAAGGACGTAGGTGATTGGAGTAAGGTTCCTTCTGAAAATTATTCCGTTCGTGCCAAAACTGGTATTCTAAGCAAGTATGAAGCCGAAACCTATGAAGCTCCAAAGCCAGTAAAGGGTAACAAGGCTAAGTAATTTAAAATGTTAATTACGTCTGATATTCGAAGGGGTATCGAAGAAAAACGAAACGCAGTCATAAATTCTCTTGCATCAGGTGCAGCTTCAGATTATTCTGAATATCGGTATCTAGTTGGTTATTCTGATGGTTTAAGTAATGCCATTGATATAGCAATAGATATTATTAGTAAAAGATTAAAACTTGATGATGAAGAGGATTTTAAATAAAAACAATGTTACATCAACAGTTAAGTAAAGCTTTAAAAAATGATGAATGGATTGCGGATGGAGATGTTCCTGATCCAGATCATCTTCCAACTTTAACTGGCTTCCATATTTTAGTTAGGCCAGTTTCTATTAAGTCAAAGACTAGGGGCGGTATTCTGTTACCCGATTCAACGAAAGACGATATTGCATATTTAACAACGGTTGGAAGAGTTATTGCTCTTGGTGACTTAGCTTATGAAGATAAGGATAAGTTTCCAAAGGGTCCGTGGTGTAACGTAGGTGACTACGTTTGCTATGGTAAACATGCTGGTGTTAAAATGAAGTATCGTGGTGTAAAACTTCTATTATTATTTGATGATCAAGTTATTATGAAGGTAGATGATCCCAGTGATCTTGATACTTCCTATAACTTATCTAATTAACAATTTGTATAACTAGTTTTAGTATTGTATTTTAGAAGTATGTATTAAAGCGTAACCGACCATTTCGCAATGGCGTAGAGAAAGAGAGAAAATAAATGGCTGAATCTAAGGCTGTAGAATATGAAGAAGAAGAAGTTTCTGATTGGGCGAATTTAAATACTCAAAAAGAAAAAGAAGAAACAAAAATTGAATATGAACTTGAGCAAGATGATCCTCAAGAACAAGCTCAAGAAAGTGAAGAACAAGAAAAACCACAGGTTCAAGAAAAAACTGAAACACCAGAACTAAATGGTATTGAAACCAGTGGTGCACAGAAACGTATTCGACAACTCATTAAGCAACGAAAAGAACGAGAAGATAAAATCTCGGAACTTGAACGTAGAATTTCAGACTATGAAAGTAAATTACGTCAAAAAGATACAGAGTTACTTTCATCATTTAAAAATAATTTAGATTCAAATGAAATTCAACTTCAAGAACAAATTAAGTTAGCTGAAAATGCATATCGTAGAGCCTTAGAGGGTGGCGAAGCAGATGAAATTATATTGGCGCAACGCCTACTCAATAAAGCTGAATTTGAATTAAGTAAACTTTCTGATACTAAACACACATATGAAAATTATCAGAGAAGTTTAGAAACTAATAATGAACAACCTGTTCAAGCACAAGCTAGACAACAAGTTCAAACTCCTAATCCTGCAGACTATGATCCAAAGGCAGTTGAGTGGGCGATGAACAATTCTTGGTTTGGACAAGACCAACTAATGACTGCTGCAGCTTTGGCTATTGATGCCCAGTTAAAAGACGAAGGATTTGATCCTTCAGATGATGAATTTTATAGTGAAGTGGATGCACGACTTCGTAATTCATTTCCAAATAAATTTCAAGCACAGGCTCAAGTTGAAACCGAAGAGGTAGAGCAGCAAGTAAATTCGGAACCGAAGGCTTCCGTTAAGCAGCCTTCTCAAGTGGTTAGTGGAGCGTCACGCACTGTTACTAACCCCAGCACAAACCGATCAAATCGTATCAAACTTACAAAGCGAGATATTGAAATGGCAAATCGGTGGGGTATTCCACTTGAGCGGTATGCAGAACAAAAGCTTATCGCAGATCAAGCTGATGGAGAGTATACCACAGTATTAACAAAGAAGCGTGGAGGATAATTTAAAATGACACGTAATATACTAGAATCACGTAGTGAGTCAACAAGAGAAACTGAACAACGAGAATACGAAGATTATACTTTTGAAGAACCAGATTACCTTGCAATTCCAGACGATGTTCGAGATCGTTTTGCAGATCAAGGTATGTCACTAAGGTGGATTCGCGTTTCCATTCGAGGAAAGGATGACATTCAAAATGTCGGTAAGCGAGTTCAAGATGGTTGGGTATTCGTAACTCCAGAAGAAGTTCCAGAAATTGCTCACAATTCCTTCGTGAAGGATGAGGGTCGTTATAGTGGCACAGTCTGTCGTGGAGACTTAGCTCTAGCAAAAATTCCAACTGCTAAAGCAAACGCCCGTAAAGCATTCTATGAAAATCGCAGCCGAGAAATGATGGATGCAGTTAATTCACAACTACAACAACATCAAGATTCTCGTATGCCAATTTCAAATGCAAGTAAATCTTCGGTTGTTCAAGGACGTTTACCTAATTTTCAAAAAGGTTAAGTAAACAAAAATTTTTGACCAGCCGTTTTCGTGGTAATTTTATAACATAGGAGAAAATCAAATGGCTCTAAGTAAAGCTCTTGATGGTTTCCGTCCTTCACGTAAGAAAGGTTCCGCACCAAATTCAACTGGTATGTCAGAGTACACAATTGCCTCTGCTTACAATACGAATATTTTCACTGGTGATCTTGTTCTTATGAATGCCGGAAACATTGAAGTTGTAGCCACAACCACCGATGAAATCTTCGGTGTATTTGCTGGCGTCAACTACACAAAGGATGGCGAACAAGTTTATGGTCGTTATTGGCCAGCTTCAACTTCCGCATCAAACATTGTTGCTTTTGTTTATGATGATCCAGATGCAACTTTCATTGTTCAAGCTGATGCGTCAGTTACCGCTGGTGATGTTTATTCAACAACTTTCAACGTAACTCTAGGCGCTGGCTCAACTTACACAGGTAAGTCAGGTCATGGTCTAGAAGCTGCTACTCGTGATGATGATGGTCAAATGACTGTTCTAGGTGCCTACAAGGAACCCGGTAACGCTCTTGGCGATGCAAACCCACGAGTTGAAGTTATCTTTAAACGTCACGTAAACGCTTACACAACTGTCGGCGTTTCCGCTGGTTAATAATTAGGGAGAATGAAAAATGGCTATTAATCGCTCAAGTATCGCAAAGGAACTTCTCCCCGGTCTTAACGAAATTTTCGGTACAGAATACGGTGAAGTCAACGACGAACATGCCGTACTCTTCGAAATGGAAAATTCAGATCGTGCGTTTGAAGAAGAAGTTCTATTCACCGGCTTCGGCTCTGCCCCAACTAAGTCAGAAGGTGCAGCCGTTCAGTATGATGAAGCACAAGAAGGGTACACTGCCCGTTACACAATGGAAACCATTGCTCTTGCCTTCGCCATCACTGAAGAAGCTATGGAAGATAACCTTTATGACACCTTTGCAAAGGTTCGTGCCAAGGCACTTGCCCGTGCAATGGCAAACACCAAGCAAGTTAAGGCTGCAGACGTTTTCAACAATGCATTCTCAGCTAGCTACAACGGTGGTGACGGTGTTCCTCTTATCAGTGCATCTCACCCAACTGTAGGTGCTGGCAACCAATCCAACAGCATTGGTGCCACCGACCTTTCAGAATCTGCTCTTGAAACTGCAACCATTGCAGTAACCAAGATTAAGGATGATCGTGGTATTCTAATTGGCGCTTCAACCCGCTCACTCCATGTTCCTTCTGATCTTGTATTCACCGCTGATCAGATTCTAAACAGCCCTGGTACAACTGTTGCCGGTGGTTCATCTGCATATGCACAAAACAACATCAACGCTGTTCGTCATATGTCAGTTGTTTCTGATGGTTTTTATGTAAACCGTCGCTTTACTGATACCAATGCTTGGTTCCTCAAGACCGACGTTCCAAATGGTACGAAGATGTTCACTCGTGTTCCTCTTCAAACCAAGATGGAGCCTGATTTTGACACCGGCAATATGCGCTTCAAGGCTCGTGAGCGTTATGCTTTCGGCTGGAGTGATTGGCGTCAATGGCGTGGTGCTTCTGGTTCTTCCTAATAGGCCAGTAGCTTACGTTTAAGCTATAAAGTTAAGGGGGTTTCTAGTAATAGGAACCCTCTTTTCTTTTGGTTTGTTTATATTGAATATCACGATTATAATTAACATTAATATACTTTTACTTTATTTTTTTATATTAAAGGAGATTCAATAGTGTCCACCAATATTCGTTCTTCTTATTTAGTTGGGAGTGGTGTTCTTGTTGATATTACAACAAGTGTAACAGTTGTTGATACTCGTATTCGTGCTATTCATGCCGTTGGTTCCGGTACATATGTTTTAGATGGTACATCAACAACACCATTAGGTTCTACTGCTGGCAGTATTATTAAGTTTGATGTAAGCGGTACAGCTTATCTTGATTGGTCAGATTTTGGTATTCGTACTGATGGGCTTGTATCTGTTTCCGCACCAGCTTCTGCTTCTAGTATTACAGTTTTTTACGGTTAATTTTAATGGCTGATTACACTTATCTTGTAAATGATATTTTACAAGCCTGTGAAAACGATTCACAGGAATTTAGTGATTATGTGCCAAATATGGTAAATAGAGCCGAAGAAAGACTAACCCGTGATTTAGATGACTATGGTTTAGTTATAGAAACATCAGTTGCAATTTCAGCAAACACTGCAAATATTACACTTCCAACTGGGACACGTATTATTAAAAATGTAAGTTTTGAAAGTGCTGGTTCAAGAATTAATTTACTTTTACGAACCGATGAGTATCTTTCATCTTTTTGGCCTGTGAGTGCATCAACTGGAACACCAAAGTATTATTCTCGTATTACGAATACATCTATTAGAGTTGCACCTACTCCAGCATCTACATATAACGGTAGGTTTATGACTGTAGCTCGTCCTACTACTCTTTCATCAGTTTCAAATACAAATTACTTTACATCAAATTGTTATGATGCTTTATTTAATGCTTCAATGATTGAGGCTATGGTGTTTATGAAAAATTATTCAGCAGTTCCTTTATTTGATTCACGATATAAAGAAGCTATTGAGGCATTACGTAATCAAGCACGTAGGACACGTAGGGATGATATGGAAGCTCCTGCTTCTCCTGCTGGTGCAGATAATACA